GATCTTTGTTGAATATCTTGAGGCAAGATTGTCGTGATCAATCACATCATTTGCAATTGTAACGGCACCCGCCGACATTGTTGCGTCACCACTTATTGACAAAGTTGTTCCATTACCAAGTAACGTATAAACTTCGTCAGTGTTGTCATTTATAAAATCGAATGCAGTACGAAGGGGACTTCCCGTTCTGTCGTTTGCAGTCGTTCCGATATTTACTGTCTGTTTTGCCATTTTTTTAAATTTTTATTCTTGTGTGGCGTCTGCCGTTAATGTTATTGAATCCGATGTATATGCTGTGTCGTCAGCCGACAATATTAATGCACCCGACCAACAAGCCGGAGCTGAAATTGTTGGGATTGCGTCTGCCGTTTCGGATATGTCACCAAACCAAGTCGAACAATATATTTTTCCCCAATCAATCGGATTTGCCATATTATAATAATTATTTTTTTGTCTTTTTGTTATATAACGAAGTGAAAAATGTTTTTAATTTCACAACGTTTTTTTGTTTTGGTTTATACGTTTTTATAAAACCCATCCCGTGTAAAATTGTCCAGTTATTGGATTGACGTCATCATTTGAATTTGTATTATATTCCGGATATTTTGAACTTGATTCAAAACTCAAATGATCAATTAATCTGTCGGCATAAAATTGCATTATTGATCTTTCTTTTTCAATTAAAAAATCAACTTCGTCTTTTGACACTGATTCGCCAGTTTCGGAAGTATGTTTAAATACTCCTTTATTTCCAAAAGTGTAACTTGCAAAAGGAATATATTGAACCGCTGCGGCATGAATTAAAACGGGTTTTATATATGTTTCAACAAGTGTCAAATAATCACCACTTAATGACGACCCTTCAATGTCGGTTTGAATTTTTTCATATAAATCCGTACCAAGTAATTGTTGAATTGTAATTTCTTGCGCAATTAGCACATATTGAATAAATTTATCCGTGTCAATATTTCCGCTTAAACTTGTATATTTTACCAAGTCATTTCTCGAAATGAATAATCCTTTTGCCATTATTTAAAATTTGGGTGATGTCCTCTATCCGTTCTTGTGATATTTGCTTCTGCAACTTCTTTGGGGTTTTTTGGAAGTGTAAATCCTTCACGTACCGCTTGACTAACGTTTACAAATTTTGTTCCGTCAAGTGCGTTGCCACCCCATTCCGTTCCGTCATTTTTTAATCGTTTTTTGTAAATTCTTCTTTCCCATCTATGATGACAATTGACACCCCCTTGGAACAAAAATAATGAATAATTTTGCCCTTTGTGACCGTGTTCTTTGTTCACTCCACGTGCTGACATTTGTCCAATGTCTTCCTTGCGGTATATCTTGCCATTTTTTAGCATATTTTTACAAAATGGTCTTGAATCACCTTTTGGTTTTCTTGTTGTTCCTTTTACGTATTTATAACGAACTTTATATCTTTTGTCATCTTGTGACGAATCGTCTGTCGCTGACAAATTCAGTCCATTCAAATAACCTTCAACGTCAAAATCTTCCGGTTCGTCTTCAGTGTTTTCAACATCAAGAAGTTCATAATCTTCAAGATTTTCATCTTCGCCCAAGTCTTTAATCATTTCCCACAAATCATTTGCAGTGTCGTCATCTAAAAATGGACGATTGTCTTTTTTTAATTCTTGATTTTTTAAATCTGTAATGTGTTTTTCACAAGGCATGTACCAAATTTGGTTCATGAATTCATGTGTGTGAAAAGAATCGCAACCGATATTTTTTGCCATTTCAAGGGCTTTTTCTTTTGTTGCGTATGCAAGTCGATCGTCTATTATTGCAAAATCATTATCAATTGCTTGACTTTTTAATTTGACCCCGGTTTCTTCTTCCCGCGCTTCGTTTGTGATTGCGTTGTCAGTTTCAATGAATTCTAGGGGTTGAAGTGTTTTGAAATATAATTTTAAAGATATGTCGTTTTCTGCAAGAATGTCGTCCATTGCTTCGCAAATCATGTCTTGGTATGGTCTTATCGTTACGTTGTTAAACAACAAAGAAGCCGTTTTGATTTCGTCTGCATTTGATCCAAGTCCTTTGTTTTCCGTTCTCATTCCCAAAAGAAGCGGTGACGTCACGCGATGTGCAATGATAAGTTTGTTTTGACATTCCTTTGATAAGTATTCATAATGTGTCGGAGCGTCTGCCAATTTTATGTCGTCGATTGTGGTTTTTGATTCTTGGTTGTTGTTAAATGCCACAATGACCTTTTCACCCTTTGAACCAGTGAGTTTTTTAATAACGTCATTTTTGACACGAAGTTGTGATTCGACATCCGGAATCCCGTTGTTAAAATTTACGACCTTAGTCCCCGAAAATGAACACTTTACGTCATTTATTAAGAAGTCAGAAATTTCACATTCTAATTCAGCGTATGAAGTTTCATAATCTTGTGGGCAATAATAATCATATCCGGACACATATCGTTTTATAATTTTAATTTCCGGTTCTTTTCCATTACCATAACCAAATGCGGCAATTCTTTTCGGTTTGTCTGAAGGTTTTACTTCATGCCATTTTGGATGATAATAATACGCTTGAATTTGACCTTTGTCGTTCATCTTTTCAGCGCGTAATGTTTGCCTTGGAAAATGTTCAGCACTCACGACCTTGCCGTCACGTCTTAAAACTTGAAATGAGCCTTCTCCTAGCATTTTAAAATCTAAAATGACCTTACGCATACATGTATGACTAAAGATCGATTTCATGGCCGCATATTGATCCGGCTTCTTGGATGAGTCAAGCGAATCAACACCTTTGCCATAAATCATTGAAGAAATACCGTTTATAATTGCGCCGTTTGTCGTTGAATTGACATAAAGATCAATTAAATATTGGTAATAATTGTTGTCGTCACCGTAGGCCACCCAATCTTTTCGTTTGTCTTCGATGACTTTGGGTTTGACATAAGACGATAAATTTATGATGTGCGTATTATCCATTATAAGAAAATAAATTCATTTTGTGTTGTGTGCGGTGTGTATTCCGATTCATTTACTGAATATGTTGAAACGGTTTGATTTGTGCAAAATATTTTGTCTTTGAAAACAATTTCCGACGAAGTTATTGTCAAAAGATAATATGTGTCTTCTTTTAAAGTGAATGTGTCGGAATGTTGAAAATAATACAAATTTTCTGTGAATGAAGTTACATTTTGATTGTAAACTTCTGACCCGGTTGATTCGTTTGTGATCTTGACATTGTATGTCGTGCCATTAGTGTATTCCCTTGGGATAAAATTAATCGTTTGTGACGTTCCGGATTCTTGTAAAATAATCATATTAATATAATAAAAAACGATCCGATTTGTTAAATTTAACGCATAAAAAAAGGGTATCCAAATGGACACCCCTTTAAAAATCAAAAGAAAAAACTATTATGAATTAGTTCCCGAAGTGACTGTCACGGTTCCGGTTAATCCGCCAAACGGATCAGCTTCCGTCGAACCTTCTAAGAAGTTCGCCGGGACTTGTTCTTGTGCCGATAACGTCAAATTATATCCGCTCAAATCTCCCATTGCACCCCCGGTCTGAATCGAGCCGCCACTTACTTCGGCACCATGCTCGGCACCCATTAAAAAGGCGTTTCCGTTATAATCATGAACCACAACGTTTGGTCTTCCGTATGCAAGAAGTTTCAATTCCTTGTGGTCTTCTTTTGTCATTTTTGTCAAAGTCAAATTCAATGTTTGCTCAAAGAACGTTGTCCCGTTTTCACGTGATGCCGTAAACGTTTGCTCAAAAGATGAATTTCCTTTCAATTCGTATTTAAATGCGGTAACCGCACCAAGGTCTTCAATTAAATCAGTGTCCGTCGAATCGTAAGCAATTGTGATGTCACCGTAATCGATGAAATAAACCGCCTTAATGCCACCAACAACGTCTTTGCATGGTACCTTTCTTCCTAAACTTAAATCGCAACTCATATTTTTATTTTTTTATAAAAAAAAAGGCGGGTGAACCGTTTGGATCGCCCACCCCTTTTCGTTGATTAATTATTCTTAGTTTGCGGAATTTGTGATTCCATAAGTCACAATATCTTCAGCAATTGCATATTGCACACCGCCGGTCATTCTCATGATCACACGAACATTGTCGCTTCCGTCTAAGTCGGACATATCTAAAACCTTGACTAAATTCGTGTCGTTTAGAATACCAGTGCCAAAGAAGATATTTGATTTCTCGGCAGCGATTGCGGTATTGTCAGCAAGACCATTCGCAACTGCAATTGAAACACCGTCAAAACTAAGTGATCCGTTGTTCCACCACTGAGTCCCCATTGCATTTGTACCCGCAGCACCAAGACCACTCGCACCAAATCCACCTAATGCGCGAACGTATGCACGTGCGATGTTTTGTGAAACATAAATACTCAAGTCTTCACTTCCGTATAAACTTGAAGGAATTGCGTCAACTATTTTTCCAAGTTCTGTAATTACGTCACCCGAATCAACTGTTGTTCCGGCAACTTCTTGAGCCGCTGGAAGTGCTGCGTCAGCCGCAATCAATGTTGAAATTCCATCGAAGTCACCACTTGTTGAAGCGTCACCCGCCCAAATGTTTTGTTCGATTCTTTGTGCAACTTTTGCCGATACATGACCGATTAAGAAATCTGCAAATGATGGGGGAAGTGAATCGTGCGCACTTAATCCCATATCAATTGCCTCGTAATCTCCGCGGAAATCTTTTTTACACAATTGTAAATTAACTTGAAGTTCTTTTGGTTCAAGTACTTTTTCAACCAATGTGACGGTTGAAGTCGCAGTAAAATCACAAGATGCATCTTTTAAAATTGCATCCGTCGAAACTTTTTTCAAAACTTCTTTGTGTTTTACGTTTGGTTTAACGGTAATTAATCCGTTTTCGATTGTTGATCCCGAAAGAAGTGCCGCGGCAATATATTCTTTTCCGCCTTCTCCAGAATACGAAGTTGTCAAACTTGTAGTTGTAGCCATAACTTATTGATTATTAAATATTTAAAGTTTATTTTTTAATTTGTGATATTTTTGCCATTACACGATCCATTGTATTTTGTGGTCGTGATTGGCCATATAAGAAATTCATTTTCTTGTCTTCTGTTTCCGGGTTGTGTGTAACCTTTTCAACTTCTGAAAGTTCTTCTTTTATTTCTTTGGGTGTCGACATTTCTTGTTTTTTGTCAATCATTGCCTTAATTTCTTTGATCATTGATTTGACTTCTGCAAGTTCTTCTTTTGTCGCGTAATTCATTTCTTCTTTTTCTTCTTCAAGATTTTCTTCAGTTACTTCTTCAGTTGTTTCTTCAGATACTTCTTCAGTTGTTTCTTCAGATAAGTCTTCAGCAACTTCAGCTTCAACATCCGATTTTTCTTCAGCTTCACCAATTGAAGCAATAATTCCTTCAGTTTCGATTGTTAAAATTAAACCGTCTTCAAGATTATAAGTTCCGATTGGCATTGCAATTTTTTCTTCTTCGGTCACGATGAAAATCTCGTTTCCTTCTGACATGGTTTCGGCCTCAACGACCGTCCCGTTCTCTAATTTTGCTTGTTCAAGTTTTGTTTCCATGCCAAGCAAAGTTTTGATTTGATTTATCATATCGTTTGAATTCATATTTAAATAATAATTAAAGATTTGTTTTGTTGTATTTTTAATTTTCAGCAATGCAAGAATCACAATCGGCGTATCTTGTTGCGGTGTTTATGTGTATTCCTTCGTGACTACGTTCTTCAAGAATTGTGTGACAACCCGAATGACCGTTTTGTAAAACTATGTAATAAATATCACCAACAATCAATGTTCCGTGATAATGGACATTATGTTCATGTGAATCAGTACAACCGCGGATTCTATACCCTTGAAACGGTGTCGGATCATGTGCGTAAATGCTTCCAATACCTTGGGCAAAATAATCGTCTTGATCACAACATTTTGTTGAATATGATCCGTCACGGCATAAACACGCGCGAGTGTTATTTGATGGAACTTGATATTTCATTTTAATGGTACACAATTTGGAACACGTCGTCCGTTCTTAGTTTTAAAACCAATCATTTCATATCCTTTTTGACATGGTTTTTTTAAATCTTCAGTGAGAAGATCAAGTTCACGCATTTTTGATGTCGCCCATCGAAGACCAGCCTTGCCACCCCAAAGAAGGTATGAAATTGTCCCACATGCTTCGGTGTCGCCTTCTTTATAATATTCTTGCGCGCGACTTAAATATGAAAACATTCGAACCAAAGTTTCTTGTGAAATCGGTTTATTTTGACTTAATTGACGGGCGCGTATTTTGCCGACTTGGGTTGCGCATTTATTTCCGTTCTTTTTATTTAAATCAATTCCGCGTTGTGCATTATTTGAAACCGTATCCGGATAATCTGAAAATGATACCATTTCAATTTTTTCTTCGTTTAAAATTGATTTAAGTTGTGATAAAATAAATTGTTTTTCTTCTTCTTCAATTGATGAAAGATCGTCTTTGATCGATTTGTCTTGTGGACGTTCCATTTTGTCGCTGAAATATGCTTCAATTGAAAATCCTTTGACCTTGCCGGTTTTAACATAATTTTCCCAAATGTCGTCGTTTAATACTTTCATTGAAACCATCCACGTCCCGACCGGAACATTCATATTGTATTGACGTGATTTGTCTTGCTCAGATTCTACGATCCAAGACTCCACAACGGTAAGTCCGTTCAACGGAATATCATGTTCAAGTGTCGAACGGGATTGATTGCCACGTATAAAGAATAATTCAGACGCTTTACGCACGGTTTCACGGCTAAAATATATATAATATTCATTTTCGCCCGATCGTCGAAATATGGGTTTATTTGGCACAAGTGCCGCACCCATCAAAATTCGTTTTTCTTTGTCAACTTCTGCAAGATTAAATTCTTGATTTTTTAACGCAACAAAATCTTCTTCAATTGCTGGATTTTCGACAACACTTATGGCATCGATTCCGGACACTTCGTCGTTTTCATCGATAAAAAGTTCAATAATTTCCATATTATTATAATAATTTTTTTAAAATTTTGTTATCCAATTGATGCGCCTTTGATAATTTTTCTATCCATTGCTTGCGCATTTGTTACTTCGTCTGACACAACATAAGCGCGAACCGGTTGGTTTTGTTGGTCACCTAATGCCGATGCAAGTTGATTTTCGGGTGATGCACCAACGACGTTGAAAGCTGGTGCTTGTGGTGCTGAAGCACCCCTTGCCGAACCCATATTTCCACCACCACCGCCGGGGATTGGTGTTGATGCAATTTGCTTGACTGTTTTTAAACCACTTGCAAGAATACCCGCAGCGGATACCGCTTTTTGAATTGAACCAAATGGTTCGGGAATTGTTGTTGGTGTTTTTAGTACTTCGGTAAATCCAAGATATGAATTAATGATTGCTTGGGCGATTCCGGCGGCTTTTCCGGCCTTTGAATTTTCGCCAAGTAATACAGAAACGGCACCGAGTGCGTTTGCAGTAATTGCAAGTTTTTGTTTTTGTAATGCTTCCGCGGCTGCTTTTTCTTCTTTGTCATCTTTGTTGCGTTGTTCTTTGATTTGATTGTCAAGTTCACGCACTTCCAAATCTTTTTCTTGTCGAAAATTAAGAAGTTGTTGTTCTGCGTCTTGACGTGCTTGTGTTCCAATACCAAGACGATCAATTTGTTCCTGTAATCTTGTTTCTTCAAGTTCTTTTTCTTCTAACGCAACCGACTTTAATGCTTCAAGTTTGAGAAGTTCGTCTTGGATTTCTTCGGCGTTGAATCTTTTTTTGTCAATTAAACGAATGTTTTCAGCTTCTTTTTTTGAATTTATCAATTCAATTGCTTCTAATTCTAAACCTTCAGCATTGACACGTTGTTCCGATTCAAAACCAGCAATATTTTCTTTTACGTCAAGAAGATTCTTTTCGGCTTCAGTTAATGCAACTTTTCGTTCGATTGAATTTGGAAATTCTTTTGCGTCTAATTGTGCAAGTTCTAAATTTTTGAGTGCGTTGGCTTCTTGAAGTTTTGATTGTTCTTCAAGCACTTCGCCAAGTTTATTGTTTGCCTTTGTTCGATCTTCGATTGATGCCGTTACGTCGTCACGAATTTGTCTTTGTCGTTCCGCTGCAAGTTGAAATTTAAATTGAAGTTTGTCGTTTTCTGCAATTGCAAGAGTTGCTTCGTTTCTTAAATCTTGAATTCGTTGTTGATTTGATGCCGTTTGTGCAACGTCGATTTCTTTTATATTATCGATTGCAGCGGTTCCAAATGCCGACACTTCTTCAATTGCTTGACCAAATCCGTTTCCAATATTTGTAATATTATCACTAAGTGATCCCGTTGCATTTTTTAAATTTGCGTCAACTTCTTCAAGTTTTGTATTTAATTCTGCAAGTTTTTCCGGGTCTTTGCCACCAAGGAATGACATTTCCCATGCAGCTTGTGTCAATAATAAACCTTTTTGAACTGCGAAAAATTGTGTTTTTATTATATTTAAGGGTATTAAAACAACATTTTTTAAGACGTTACCAAGCGCATTAAAACCATTTGTGGACGTTTGCACTGATTTGTAAGCATTAGTCAAGCCGTTGACAACTTGATTTAAAACCGAAGAAACCGTCCCAAATGCAACACCAAGCGCATCAACGATGACTTGATTTTGTTTTGCAACATCAATAAAAGATTCAAATGCCTTTGCACCTAATGCCAAAACGAAACCTTTTGCAGCAAGTCCGACACCTTTGAAACCTTTTGCAAGTTTTGTGATTCCG